CTGATCTGTGGAGAAATTGCAGAAGGTGGTGGGCTGTTGATTGTCGTATCCATAGTGCCATCCGACCTTACTGTGCTTTCGGACTTAATTGTATCGTCATCATCAGCAAAAACAGTGTTACCAATAGCAAGACCTGCAATAAAGAAGAACGATATTACAAGTGAGCGTATCATTTTCTTTCTACCAGCCTGTCTAGCTTTTCTTCAATACGATCAAATTTACTCATAATTTGACCTAATACTTGAGATGAGTCAGCTTTAGTGACGTACTCTTTAGCCAACTCTTCTCTAGTTCTGTTAAGCAAAATGGTAACGCGCTTTAGTTCTTCATGGTGGGCTTTAATCCACCATATTAAAAAACCAAACCCTGCGGTTAATCCAATGTTCCAAAGCGCGTCCATTTGCATTACTCAGACGCCTCTTCAGATTCTTCTAAAGAGTTTTTTAACATTGTCATAAACGCTTGTTTTCCAACTTTAAGCTGATCTAAATTAAATTCTGCTGAATTAATTTTTTGTTGCAAGGAATTAACATGATTAATCATAACCTTTTGCGCGTCAGTGAGTTGGTCTTCAGTGTAATCTTTATCGTCAATCGTAATAACCTTTTTATCTTCAGCCATTTTGATCTCCTTTAGTTAAGTTAAAATTATGATGGTTTTGTAGGCCAAGAAACTGAATTTGGAAAACCAGATTGCTCTGGTAGGTTAAGCAAGTCAGTACGATACTGTGTCCACTCTGCTTGTTTAGCATCTGTTAGTTCAGCCCAACGTAGAGGGTTAGTTACTATTGGGTCTACTTCTTCGACTAACTTCTGGTCACGTTGCGCCCTTAGACTTGCCGCTAATTCTGCATCTAGCTCTGCTTGAGTAGGTGCTACATATGCTTTAAAGTCTGAGCCAATGAGTTTAAGCAGTACGCTGTTGTCTACAGTCATATCTGTATCATCAGGGTTTAACCCATAAGGTATCCAATCATATTCTGGGTGATTAATCTCTACATCAAACCAAGTGTTTTCTGCGTTTAGTGATTGTGCGTTACGCACTTCTGTTATTGTTATGGTTGGCATAAACGCCTCCTATTGTTATTGTTGTTAAGATATTCTGACCCAGATTGAGCCTACCATTTGGTTACTTGCATCGCTTGAATGTACACCTAGCGGACCTGACATATTTCTCCATGTACCACTTAGACTTGCACTAGAGTAATCACTACCATTAGTCCCGAATTTTTGAAATGGATAACCGCCATAGCCAGACTGAACATAATTTTTCAGATTACTAGCCGAAGTTGTTCCTCCTGCCGCAACGCCAACATAAGTTCCGGGTAATATATGAAAAATACCATAAGTACCAACAGCACCATAAGTTGTACTACCGCCAACACCCGTTAGGTTAGAGCCATCGCCGTAGAAGGATGTTGCTCTGATTTTACCAGTTGCCTTTATTGCATCACCAGTACCAGCATGGTCTACTTGCAAGCCAACAAAAGGACAATTAGAATCAGTAATATTAATACGAGCCAAGCCATTTGAAAGGGCATCGTTTCTTCCGCTTTGAATTAATAATGCTTGCTCTCCAGCCGCCATACCCCCAATTTCTAATCTAGCACTTGGGGAACTGTCTCCGATTCCTACTTTTCCTCCTGCTGACATATCAATCGTCATTGCTGTAATGACTGAGCCGCCATCGTTGCCTTGAAACAGTATATCCGCATCAGATGCAGAAGAGTAAATTGATAAATTAGCTGTGCCGTTTTTGTTAATAGTTCCGTATTCAGTTCCACCATCTTTAAAACGAACGTTTCCACCATCAGCATCAAGGTTAATGTTTCCTGCGGTATCTAGTGTTATGTCTCCGTTAGGTGCAGATATAAGACCAATTGTACCAGAGTTACCTATTGATAAATCTCCGTCATTTCCAAATATAGCCACGCCATTATCATTGACGATTAAATTGTTAGTGCCTCCAACAGTAATATTACCACCAGATGTTATAGCACCATTAAAAGTAGCCGCACCAGCGTTAGACGAATCAAGGGTTAAAAGTGTAGTTGCGGCAGAACCATCATCGTTTCCTTTAAATATTATGTCTCCGTTAGTTTGAGTAGCAATTATAGCTAGATGCCCACTTTCGTCATCCAATTTAGCAAAAGTATTTCCAGCAGATTTTAAATCAATAACACCATTATTTGAATCTAAAACAATATCGCCATTAACATCTAATGTAAAAGCTCCAGCAGCAGCCATTGTTCCACCACTGTTAAAACCAAGCCACTCAGTTCCACCATCTTTAAATAAAATGTCTGCCCCATCAGCATCAAGGATAATATCTCCTGCAACGTCAAATGTTAGGTTGCCGTTGTTGACATTTACAACCCCATTTGTACCATCAGAATACATTGCTATATCACTGCCAGCACCAAATTGGACTACACCATTATCGGGCAGTTTTATGTTGTGGTTAAATGTAGCAGTACCCGCATCAGACATATCAAGGGTTAGGGCTGTGATGGTTGAACCGCCATCGTTGCCTTGGAAAATAATATCGCCATCACTGCGAGGGTTTAAAAGATAAAGATCGTCACTGGATTCATACAGATTTAAAAAAGTACTTCCACCATCTTTAAAATAAAAGTCACCATGACCAGAATCTAAATTTAAATCTTGTGATACATCTATCGTAAAGTCAGTAGCACCTACATTTGCTATGGCTCCAGTAACCCTAATATCGTTATTAAACGTAGCTGTACCAGCATCTGACATATCAAGGGTGAAGGCTGTGAAATTTGAGCCACCATCGTTTCCTTGAAAATAAATATCCTTGTCTGCAATAACATTACGAATATTTAAATCTTGGTTGTTTACAGAAAATAAACCAATATCTGTTCCACCATCTGATAGATAAACTAAACCAGAATCAGCATCTAACTTAATATCTCCTGCAACGTCTAGTGTTAAGTTGCCAGAAGCATTAGAAATATTATCCCCCGCGCTGAATACAATGCCATTACCGCCAGTCGTGTTGCCATTAGCAAGCACTTCCGCAAGCGTATCAACTGTACCAACCTGACTATCTACATACGCTTTGATTGACTGTTGTGTGGAAAGTTTGGTTGCGCTGTTAGAAGCCATATTGTCTTCATCCAAAACGCCATTCACTGTGGTAGAGCTTGCAATGTTCAAGCTAGTGCCAACTGTTAATGTAGTTCCAACCGCCACTGCACCAACGATGTTAAGAGCATCGAAATGTGCATTGTTGAAGACGTTTGCGGCTACAGCACCTGTGCCGCCACCATTAAAGTAAACAACTGCTGTTGTTCCTGCTGGAATTTCATAGTCATTAGATGCGTTATATGTACCTTGAAAAACAATAATGCTACGTGAGCCAGATAAGGCGTTTCGAATGTAAATAATCTTTTCAGCATCATTTGGTGTTAATTGAACATAAGCTGTTGCTCCAAGATCGCCGCCATCTACATAAGAAATTAAACGATTTCTACCGTTAGATGATGCGCCATCTGAAACTGGAAGCGCGTTTGGCGATCCAGAAGAGCCTGCTGATGATAATGTTAAGCTAATCTGACCGTCTAGTGCGGTATCAATTAGTTCTAAATTTGTATTTGTTGTATCGCCCCATGTGCCTGACTGTTCGCCAGTTCCTATAAGTTCGATCCCATTATTTAACGTATATGTACTAGCCATTTTGCGTTCCTATGCTGCTATATCGTCCCATCCGGGGCTTTGAGACGGAGATTCGTCAGTCCACGATGGGGTAGAAGATGGATTAATTGGATTATAGCTTGGATTTTGATTTGGCACAATACCTCCCCAAACTAAAACTTGAGCAGTGTCTGCTGTAGCAGAAACTCCTGTAATATTAACAATTGCGTCTGATTCTGTATCAACAGTGCCTACTTGGCCTGTTCCTTGTGAACCTGTTACATTTACTGTAACAAAAATACCTACATCAACAGAACCAACAGAACCTGTAGCTGCAATGCCAGTTGGATTAACAACTGCTTCAGCAATAACAGAAACCGCACCTACAGATGCAGTTGATTCAAGACCAGTAACAGAAGTTATTGCGTCAGCAGTAACAACGACAGAGCCAATAGAGCCTGTACCAGCTACTCCAGTAGGATTAACAACAGCTTCAGCAATTACAGTTAGTGATCCGGGTGATCCTGTGGCGGCAACGCCAGTGACGTTTACATTAACGCCAACACCCTCAATTACGGTAACGGAACCTATTCCGCCTGTTGCTGATACACCTGTTACATTAACATTTGCATCTGCATTTACCAATACAGATGTAACTGAAGCATTTGCTTGCAGTCCAGTTGTTGGAACATTGGCTTCACCAATAATGCTTACTGAGCCAATAGAGCCTATGCCTGCAACACCCGAAACAGTAACAGGAATGGCGGTATTCCAAGCCGCTTCAGACCAAGAACCTCGACCCCATCCCGTTATTGTCGCCATCGGATGTTACTCCTTATGCGATGCGAATAATCGCGTTACTTGCGTCTGCTGCTGGGAATACAACTGTAAAATCACCATTTGTA